GGATGGATGCAATACCCCGGTATCTTCCGGCACTGCTTCAAGACCGGCTATGCGCTTGGCTTCAGCACGATCAATAATGCCAGCCTTGTACAACCGCTCTGCTCGCTCCGCTTCAGCAGCAAGGTCATCAGCCAATGCCCGTACGGTTTCAAGGTCGTACTGGATGTAGTCACCCTCTTGGGTCTCTGGGTACTCCGGCAGGAGGTCTGCAGTGATTGCGTCGGCAAGGGTACGGAGTAAAGGAACCATACCGTCTTCCCAAGCCGCTTGTTGAGCGCGCTCGTAATTACTGTAGGTAGACCGTTCGAGACCTGAACCAAGCCCCAAGACCATTGGGTTGATACCAAGGGCAGAACAGATGCGCTCTTCTGGTACACGCCTAACGGAATCCAAAGCAAGCTCGGACGGTGTAAGGCTAACACGGTCAAGTTTATACGCACCGGTCATAACCACGATGCCGCCACTACCGTCCCCGGTAAGGTCTTCGTGCAGTTGTCTTTTAACCTGCCGGGCATCATCGATGCTAATGTCTACGGTCTGGTCTTTTGCATCTGGACCAACAATCAAGGACGGCATAGCCCCGTTAGCAAGCAAACCATAAGCGGTTGTACTGGCTGTATTGTCGGTAGCAATCTCACGCAGTACAGCCATAACAGGCGACCTACCCAAGCGGATATCTTGCGGGTCTCGGTTGTACCTTATGTGGATGATGTCAGAAACGGGAATATCAAAGGAGCGACCATCAGTGGTGTAAACGTAATGGGTTAGCGGGTTCGTACCATTACCTACCGGACGAACCATGTCCTGCGGTAGAAACTGTAGAGCAGTAACCACACCACGGGTTGTGCTGCGAATCTTGCGTAGGTACGTGTTGCCAAACAATTTATAATCTTGTATGACCCAGCCCCAAAATAAGCTGCCCATAATCATTGGATCAGGTTGAGCCATGAGCTGTAGCACCGGGTGGTCTTCTACCGGCTCCGCTTGCTGGCTGTCTACCGGTCGGTAGTACTTTGGTGTGGCTTGGGGATAGTTCCTTACGTACCAGTCAATGGCAGATGCCACGATGCCGTTCAAGCCAAGGTCACCGGCTATGCGTGACCAGTCTTTGGTTGATCCGGGCAATGCACGGCGTAGCAAGTTCTGCAGCTGACCTGAGCCATACCCGGTTAGGTAAATGTCCCGTGACTGGCTCAATGGTAACGGCAATGCTTGTGTCGGGTTGGCTACGGCTTTACGTCCTAGGAAGCGGTCAAATATACCCATGCCCTAGTATCCCACAGAAACAAAAAGCCCCCTTACGGGGGCGTGTGGTGGCTTGTAGGTTTAGATGGTTGATATCGCTATGCGTGCCATCTTAGCAAACTCGGTTTCAAGGTCTGTAACAACTTCACCGGTAGTTACATCCACATACAACTTTGCGTTGATGATGCGTCCAGCCTTGCTGTTGCTGATGCGTTCACCGTTCAATGTAACGTTGCGTAGTGATCCGGATTTGTAACATTCAACCTCAAGACCCAGAATGTTTTGTGGCTTGAAGTAAACCCGGTGGTTAGTACCACCCGTCCACTCCTTGCCACCTGCCTGTACCAACCGTGTAATAAGTTCCATTGTTTTATCTCCCTACTTGATATATATGCAACCTAACGAACTTACCTTGTAACTTTTGTCTGCACCTTCAACCCATACGTCCATGTCATCAATCTTTACAACCACCCCGTGTATGCAAGCTGAATAGTTTTGTAGTGTAAAGTGGCTGCCTTCACCACGATTGGTGATCAAAAATCTTGCAATAACTTTCTGTCCGATTGTTGCTGGATTCTTAGGTGCTGGTGCAACAAACCCGGATGCTTTTGCGTTGGCTCTCAGTGCGGCTAGTCTATCTTGTGCGGTAATCATGTATAGAATATACACTTTAGGTATATATACGACAAGACGACAAGTATATATATTTTAGACGGCACCCCAGCCCTTGCGTTGTCCGATCACCTGCCAAGCATAAGCCATTGCGTCTACAACGTCATCATGCCTGCCAACTGGGAACGACAATAGTTCATCCTGCCAGTATGGTGGTAACCCGTCAGCGTGTACGACTTGCCCTTGCTCGTATCGGGCTTCCAGTGGTCCAAAGCGGGTCACTTTGTCACGGTCTGGTCTGATGCCCCGTATCGGTAACTTTGTACGCCTCATGAGCTCTTGTACAACAGCGGCTTGGTACTGAACCTGCTCGATGCCGATCATAACTGGATGCCACTTGTCGGCCATCATCTCGATGAACCGCAGTACGCTTGCAAAGTCTGCACGGGTACGGTTGACATCCAATACATAAATAGTCCCGTCATCACCACGGGCTAAAGCAACCACGGCGGTATAGTCTGCCTCTGCCTTGGTACTGATAGCAAGGTCAACACCAAGGTACACCGGCAAACCTTCAGGGACATCACCGTAGCGTAACCACTCCCGCTTGATTCTGGCACCAGCTGCATCAACGAACTCTGCTAAGTACTCTTGTCGGAAGGCTATGCTAGGCAAGGATTCACCAGCCTTGGCTACCTCAGCTGCATCTATCCAAGGGTTCGCCGTGGTTGGCATCTGCCAGCTCATCCAGTCTGGATCTAAAGCAGCCATGCTGTGCAGGGTCTTGAAGTAGTTGCTACCCTTGGGCGTGCTCAGGAAGAAAGCATCTCCCCGGTAGTCGGTAAGCGTTGGGCGGATAGCCTCCGTCCATGCTTGTTCTAAGTGCCTAGCCATGGCGGCTTCATCAATGATAACCCGCTTGTACTTTCGTCCACGGGCTACCGTAGACGGGTCATCAAGCGTCCAATAGTCAATCGCCGCTCCGGTTATCAGTTCAATCCTTGGGGCTGGTGTTTGTACAGCCCTCCGGATTACAGGTGCGTATATCCTTTTATGGTCGTTGTATGCCTCTTCTAGAAGCCGGTAAGTAGGTGCGAACCAAGCACACGGCAAGCCGTGCTGGAGTACCGGATCCGATAATAGATTCCCACCAAGCGTTGTCTTACCGAACCTACGACCACAGGCAAGAACATTGAAACGCTTGGCTTCCCTTAGAATCACCTGCTGGGCTTCGTGTGGCTTAGGAAGCACCAGCCTTATATCAGCCATTGGGTTTGTCTGCGTACTCCACGATTACCTTCACCGGGCTACCGTCTGCCCCGGTTTGCTCTACCCTGCTTGACCACTCAACCTTATGCTTACGTTCTAGCCACCATGCAGCAGCTTGCCATGTGGTGTCAGCTGCTCGTTGGATGATAGCAACGTTCCGCACCTCAGCATCACACTCTGCCTTTTTTATTGCATCCGCGAAATCCGCGTTGGTTTTGAGCCAAGCAGCCAGCGTGTCTTCTGAAATACCGGCGTAACCACATGATGCCCGGCGGGTATTACCCGACCGTAAGGCTTGTGTGATGCGTTGTACAACCTCGTCATTGTACTTCGTGGGTCTACCTGCCATATCAAGTTACCAAAGCCATAAACTCAGCACGGGCAGCCGTGTTGTATCTAAACGCTCCAATGGTTGCAGAGGTAACCATCTCGGCGTTTGGTTGCTTTACACCACGGCACCCCATACACAAGTGCTTGGCTTTTATCACGACACCAACGCCCACCGGGTTTAGATGCTCCATCATTGCATTAGCAATCTCTTGTGTTAGGCGTTCCTGTACCTGCAACCGTTTAGCAAAACACTCAACCAACCTTGGTATCTTAGACAAGCCAACAACCCGGTCTGTTGGAATGTATGCAACCGATGCTTCACCAATAAACGGTAGCAGATGATGTTCGCAGGTGCTGTAAAAAGTAATGCCGCGAACAATAATCATTTCGTCGCATGGCACATCAAATGTACGGCTTAGAATCTTAGCCGGGTCTTCGTGATATCCAGCGGTGATTTCCGTCCAAGCTCGTAATACTCGATCAGGTGTATCGATCAAACCTTCACGGGTATCGTCTTCCCCAATGTGTGCAAGTAATGTTTTTACTGCATCAATGGCATCGTCTTTAGTAACCATTTTTTATGTTCCCTCCTAGTGGTATCAAACGCTTGTCGGCATGTTGGTCGTATAGATCTGCCTTGTACATTTTATGTATTTGGTATCCTGCTCTGAATGGTTCACCGTGTGTTTTTACATAATTTACTATCAGCTGCTTTACAGTTTCATCGTTACGTTTAGACCACTCTGGGTGTAACCAAACCGGGGCATCAGGTTGCCGTGCTTGTATCACTGCTAACCCATCGATTATTGATGCTTCATTCTCAACAATGATTTTGAACTCGTTAGCCTTGGCTACATTCTCGAGCAATGGTGCTGTAGCAAAAGGTTTAGGGGACAATGTAATCCAAGCGTCCACATTACCTATTGATCGATGACCCGCTGTCTCAATATGCACTGGTCGTTTTGTATGGTTGATTATCTCGGTAATGAGTGGTTCCAAGTTATACATTGCCGGTTCACCACCGGTAATCACCGTGTATGCAAATCTAGCATCTGTTGGTATCAAGGCAACTAAATCTGCAGCTGTATACCGTGTTATGTGATCCGGTTTCCAGTCCTTATGCCACGTACCAGCAGAGTCACAGAAGTGGCACTTTTGGTCACAACCATACAACCTGAGAAAGTAGGCTGCTTGCCCAGCATAAACACCTTCACCTTGGAACGATAAGAACCGTTCTTGTAGTGCGTAGATTGGATTGTTACTCATGGCAATACGCTGCGTAGGTCTTCCAGTCTCCTGCACGCTCAGTTACACGCACCTCACGCAATACAATTCCATCCGGTAACTTTAGGAGGTTGTTAGCCACGACCCATAAGTGTTGGGCAAGTAACTCGGATGACGGGTTGAAATCAAGAACAACATTTAGGTCTTGATGATCTAGCGATTGAATCGTTGGTTTGATTGCGTTGCGTATTTCATCAAACGATATCAACCATCCACGATGGTCTAAGGTGGTTCCTTGTATAAAAAACTGCGCCTCCCAGTTATGTCCATGATTTTTTGAGCATGGTCCATCATCTTTTGGATTATGGTGTGCAGCACAAAACTCAAACGATTTTGTTATTGTAAACATCGCGTCCCCTTGTTACTTTATCCACCAAGCACATAGCGTTTCATCATGTATGGATTTACCCATGACCCCAAACCGTTCAACATAGAAATCAGGTTGTACCGTGTAATCAATTTTATACAATCTCTTTATGTTGTTTTTGTTGGTGTCGTATAAAAGCTCCAACAGTTGATCTAGCGTCCGAAAGTTTTTGTGTTCTTCGTTTGTGGTTTGTGCCTGTTTTGCCTTGATGTCTTTATTCGTAAACTGAATAAGCAAGATAGGTACGGTCACACGGTTTATCAATGCTTTGATTTCATCATCGGTTAGATAATGTAATACGTGCCGCATCAAAACCATCGATGCATCAGGTGGTACCTGATAGGTGTTTATGTTGCTACAAATATCCGGTTCCATATCCGGATTGTTATCAACCGTAACAACTTGATTGTTATCAAACCAACGTTTCGATAATCCGTTACCACCACCCAAATCGTAAACTATGCCTGATGGTATGTCATTACTGATGCAATCAAGGGCTATTGATAAAGAGTAAAAGTAAAGCAACTTTGATGTTGCGCTTTTACCTTTACCAAACGTGTTGGCGTGATCCATCATTTGCTTGTTACCTTTAGAGCTTGCTCCCGGTCGAATGCTTCCAAGACAATATGTAAAGCCTTAGTGGTTGTAAGAGACAAAACGATTTTAGTATTGAATAACCGTTGACAATCTGCAGCAAACCTAAGTGTTGACTGAGCACCAAGAAATCTAGACATGCTTTGCCCACCATGCCAAGACTCTTCAGCACGAGCGTCCTTTAGGGTGTACCCGTAACTTTTTATAGCATCGGCTTGTTCATCGGTGATTTTGGTTTTTAGATCTGTCCGTGCGATTACTACAGTTTTGCCTTTACCAACATACAAAGGTAAGTGACCCATACGGGCACCATACTCCCATGTGGATGCATCCGCACTGTACGGTTTGTACTTAGCAATCAATGATTTATTCAAGCTGCCCAACAGGTGTACCGGTTTTTTATTTGTTTCCAATACGTGTTTAGCCCAACCCAAACCACCACCACCAGCCCCTTTGTTTGTGTTGATACCACCAACAGCAACCAAGTCCGAGTGTTCATACATACTGGCAATCTCGTATGGTTTAGCACCCGGTGTAGCAATAGGTATTGTGTCGATACCTTGGCTGCAGAGATACCGATAGTTCTCTTCGGTTTTGATTGGATCACCAATAACATCAAGTGTGAAGATACGGTCTGGCTTGATAGGAAATGTTTTTACAAAGTTAGCAAATTCGTCTACAGGTGTAGCTGCTTTGTTTGCTTTGTATGTCGTAAAAGCACCTGAGTCCATCCAGAACTTATGACCCTTTGATGCAGCATCAGCGCAGGCTTGTATCAAGCCAATATCCAAGTACGGGTATGCAACAAGAAAGTTGAAATGGTCCACTAATTTTCTATCCTTGCGTCATCAATAATTGATATTGCCTGAGCAACGACATTGGTTAGTTGATCTGCATCAGATTGTGAACATGAGACGGTTAGCGTAAACCGTAATGGTCCATCATTGGGTTCCAACGTGTTTGCTTTATCCGCAATATTGTTATCCCAAACACCGGCAATTTCGTTTATAAGTTCGTTTAGATCATCGGCTGAGTACCCGGTACCATCCAAGCCAATCGGGGTATTAGCAAGCTCGGCAAGAATGTCGGTAATCTTGGTGGTGTCATCTTGCCCGATACGGGTAGTCCTGTTATCAACCACAAGGATACGCAGCTCCTCTTCTGGGGTAACGTCAACCCATTGAACGGGTACGGTTTCCCAGCCTAAAGCCTTGGCAGCCATGACCCGGTGATTCCCCGCTAAGATGTGCTTAGTACCCGTGTTGACAACCACAGACCCGTACCAACCATTGACAGCTAGACTGGTTTTGATGGCTTCTATATCACCGTGGTTGGCATTGCGTGGGTGGTGCTTGAGCAGATCTATCGCAACCTGCTCAATACCTTTGTTTATTACTCTACTCATCTAGATTCTTCCGTATCTCGGCACTGGTAGCCCAAAGCATAGCCGCCCGCATCTTTTCTTTGCTGATGCCCTGAGCCTTAGCCCTTTTTTTCACATCGTTATACAGCCAACGGTTATACAGCTCGTTGTACACGGCTAGGCACCCAGCCCCCACCAAAGTACCAATGGCAAAAGGAATCATCTTGGGTCTGCCTCATGTCCTTTGTCACCAACGATATTGTTCCATTGAACACCCCATCCGTGTTTTCGGTTTGGTTGTCCACACTCCCAATCAGTAGCACATATCCAATCAGTTGATAACCG